CGGCATTACGCCAGGTCGAGACCGCCGTGGCGTGGGAGGTGCCGAGAGATGTTAGCGACGAATACCGAAAACAAATGCTTTCAGAAATTAAAAAAGACGTGATTAACGCAAAAACAAAACAAGTCGAGCAGAGGTGGGTTCGCATCAGCGGCAGGCCGAACCATCTCTGGGATTGTGAGTGCATCGCTCTTGCGGCAGCAATGCTGGCGGGCGTGTTACCGACGGGAGACGTATGAGCTACGAGACACTCAGAGCACGGATCGAAGCGGCAGGATACATGCTACAGCGCGGCATGTGGGGAACGGGTATCCACGCATCGGTCACTTGGGAAATACGCCGCGATCCAAGAGACATCCCAACATGGGTCAGCTACGACTTCCTTGAGTTTTCCGAGAAGCTGGATGCGCTGCACGAATGCGCACGCAAGGCGGAAGAACGATGGGGAATACCTATCTTTGAGTTGACGCAACCAGCTAAATAATGGGACTCAACAAAGCATTTTTCGGTTTGCCACTTGCGACCCTGCAAAGTTTGCAGACAAAATACATCGAGTGCCTCGAAGCAATTGCCGTTGCTGGAGCCAGCTACAGCATAGCCGGGCGGTCATTCACCCGTGCAAATCTCGCAGAGGTTTCGCAGGTCGTGAAAGAATTGACCGCCGCGATCTCTTCCGCAAGCGGAACACGTATCCGCCGCACGGTCTCAGCATTCCCGACTCAGCTACCTTAAATGAAACAAGACATCATCACTCAAGCGATTGCATTTATTTCTCCGGAGGCCGCGATGTCGCGAATGATCTCGCAGGCCAAGCTGCGCAACTTCGGGCGATTTGATTCTGCGCTGGACAGCACAAAGCGTGGGATCTCCCGCAATGTGTCCGGCGCCGAGGACACCGCAGGCACGACCGAACGATACAAACTCATTCGCGCTGCTCGCGATCTCGCAGACAACTTCCCCCCCATCCGCTCACTGCTACTCAAGTTTGCAACGTATGTCGCTGGGCGGCTGAACTACCAAGCTCGCACCGGAGACCGCGATCTCGACATGAAGATCGAACGCTACTGGCGCAACTGGTGCTCGAAGTGTGACTTCCTGCGTAGGCACGATTTTGTCACGCTCTTGCAACTCGCCGTGATGGCGGTCTTGCGCGATGGCGACTGCGGCTTTGTCATCGTGCGTGATCAGGGTGAGTTGAGACTCCAGAGCGTTGAGAGCGACCGCATCGGCTCGCCTTACAACCGTTTGATCGACTCCGACAATTACATCGGCGGCATCGTGCTCGATGACTACGGACGGCCCGACCAATACGAACTTTATGTTCGGACGATTTCAAACCAATACATCGACCCAACACGCATTCCGGCTGCGGAGTTCATTCACCTCTTTGATCCTACACGGCTCGACGAATACCGTGGACGGTCCGCATTTGCCACGGCACTCAACGCCGCTCGCGACCTACAGGAAGCGCTGAAAGCCGAGATTCAAGCGATCAAGTTTGCCAGCTATCAGACCGGCATCATCATGTCGGAGACCGGAGCGGCTGAAGCCAGCGATTACTTTGCAAGTTCGCAACCGAACGACTACGGGCAACGGGCGAAACTCGAGAGTGTTGACCCCGGCACGATGAACTATCTTTCCCCAGGAGAGAAGATGGAGATGTTTGAAAACTCTCGCCCGACCGGAGCGTTCGGAGAGTTCGTGCGTCTCGTGCAGTCTCATATCTGCATGTCGGTAGGGTTGCCTTACGGGTTCTCGTTCGACGCAGACAAGTCCGGCCCGATGGCGCGGATGGAAGCTGAGATGGCGGACCGCACATTCGCACGCTGGCGCAGGTTGCTCGAGACTCAATTTCTCGACCGCATTAAGAATATCGTTCTGCTCGACGCGGCAAGTCGCGGACTGATCCCTGACAACGAGTATTTACTTGACGGCCGCTGGGGCTGGCCGCGCAAGGCGAGCATCGACTACGGGCGCGAAGCTCGCGCCGACATCGATCTGTGGAAAGCAGGCTTGAAGACCGCCGCGCAAATCTACTCTGAGGGCGGAGAGGACTACGAAGAGGCCCTACGATCAAGAGCTAAGGAAGCCGCGATGATTCGCGACCTCGGCATCGAGCTACAGATTGAGCCAGGCAGAATCTCCGACTCCGCATCAGGATTAATCAGAGACAATGTTGTGGAAGAAGGCAAGAAGATCGAGGCTCCGCTTATTGAGTCTATCGGCATCGGCGGCACGGATGCACTGGCAGCGATCCTCGCAAGTATGGGACGCGGCGAACTCTCGCCAGAGCAAGTCGCCATCATCCTCAAGACAGTGTTCGGAATGGACGAAGCTGCAGCACAAGAGATCATCTACGCACAACCCAGTAAGGAACAGGTTGCACCAGCACCCGCTCCAACACAGGCAAAGGCAGCATTTGAAGACAGCTTCAAACCCACGGCTGGCATGATCGCAGAGGCCGAAAAGGGGTTGGAATGGCGCGAGAAATTCAAGCGCGGAGGAACATCGATCGGTGTAGCTCGCGCTCGCGACATCTCGAACGGAAAGAACCTAAGTGAAGACACCGTTAAAAGAATGCACTCGTTTTTTTCACGGCACGAAGTTGATAAAAAGGGTGAGGGTTTTCAACAAGGCGAAGACGGCTTTCCTTCCGCAGGCCGCATCGCGTGGGCGTTGTGGGGCGGAGACGCTGGACAGGTCTGGGCAGCGGACAAGATGAAAGGCATCAGGTTGGCGACCCGTCCAGAAGTCAAAGAGTTTGCTGTAGTGGTGAACGATGTTCACGGGCGTTTTCAAGCCTTGCAGTCTGAGATTGCGATGGTCATGCCAGAGCCGGGGCCACGCGAGCAGGAGGAAGACTTTATCGACCGGTGCATGGTTAATGCCACGATGGAGTCCGAATATCCTGACTTTGACCAAAGGCTCGCAGTCTGCAACACTCAATTCAGAGGGAAAAATATATGATCGCACAAGGCATCGCACTCGAAGCAAAACGCCAGTTCCTGATTGGCATGCACCAACCGACGGACACCTACAAGCTCGCCCTCTACACAAAGCGCGCAAACATCGGGCCAGCCACCGCGCACTACACCGACGAAGGAGAAGTGAGCGGCCAAGGCTACACTCGCGGCGGCATCACGCTCACCGGATTCAAAGCCGAGATGGTCGGCAAGAACGCAGCAATCACGTTTAACGATACAAAGATTGATCGAGCAACATTTACGGCGCACGGCGCGATTGTTTACAACGCCAGTAAGAACAACTCGGTGCTCTGCACTTTGAACTTCGGCAACGACAGACCTGTCTTCGACGGTGCATTCGAGATTCGCTTTCCTCAACCTAACGAAAATTCTGCACTGATTTTATTCGCATAAATATGAACGCCACAAATCCCGTCACTATCGACGGCAAAACCTTCGACCGCTACTCCATGACGCTCGCCGTCTCCGGACGCTACACCACCCCCGACCAGCCGGACGCCAGCGTTGTCCTCACCCTCACGCCCACGCGATTTGAAGGCGACCAGATCGAGCAAGCCGCCGAATCCCGCACCGTGCTCTTTGGCTCCCTCGCCGTAGCCGACGACGACGCACGCCTCGCCGTCGCCGAAGTGCAAGCCGCCCTACAAAAATTCATCCTCGCGAAAGGACTCTAAGCCATGGCTATCCGCAAAGCCGTCGCCACCGGAAACTGGAGCGCCTCCGCCACATGGGACGGCGGCATTATCCCCGGCCTTGAAGACACCGTTTACGCAAACAGCTACACCGTCACCATCGACCAAGCCATCGATCTCACAGGCTCCACCGTCGATCAATCCGGCAGCTTCATCCCCGGCCACATTTACGAGATCGTCAGCCTCGGCACGACAAATTTCGCCCTCACCGCGAATGCCATCGTCCCCGGCACAAACGCCACCACCGCCGTTGCAGTAACTGCTGCCATCGGCACCATCTTCCAAGCCGTCAACGCAGGCACAGCCACCACAGGCACAGCCCGCCGCGTCGGAGCTCTGCTCAATTATGTGAATACCCCCATCTCCGTAGTCACAGGCGGCGGGTTCACCATGAGCGGGAACCACAACATCACCGGAGCCTACATCCAAGCAGGCAGCGCAAACTGCCTCACCTTCACCAGCACCGCCACATCCACGCTCGCCGGATGCCGCGCCACAGGCTCCGCATTTACGCTCTCAACTCGCGCCATATCCTTCGGCTCCACCGGAACGCTCACGCTCAACGGCATCATTGCACTTGGCGGCAGGGTTGTGGGCTCAACAACTGCAAACGGCCCACACGCAATAGAGAACACCTCGACAGGCACGATTGCATTTACAAATGCCAGCACGCTAACAGGAGGAGGATCGAGTAGCTACTTTTCTTACGCCCTCAACAACAACAGCACAGGTGCGGTCACAGTAACGTCAGGCACTCTGACAGGCGGGAGTGGCAACTCCTGCATCGCCCTCAACAACAACAGCACA